ACTGACGGCACGTCTAATGGCCGAGGGTATGAAGAAACTCTTCAAGGGAATCTTGTTCCTGATGACAACGCACCAGGACAAGCCTCGGATGATTCGCCTGCGCAACGATTTTGTGGAGATCGATCCCCGTGCGTGGAACTCCAACATGGACGTGAACATCAACATCGGTCTTGGCAACGGCGACATGAACGAGCGTATGCAAGCCTTGATGATGATCTCCGCAAAGCAGCAGGAGGCTCTTACCCAACTTGGACCACAGAACCCGCTGGTGACCCCATCCCAGTATTCCTACACATTGCGCAAGATTGTTGAGATGTCCGGCTTTGCCGACACCAGCCAGTACTTCAACGCGATCCCTGCCGACTACCAACCACCAGCCCCACCCGAGCCAAAGCCAAGCCCTGAAGAGGTGCTGGCGCAGGTCCAAGCCAAGTCAATCGAGGCCGACATTCAGAAGAAGGCGGCTGAGTTGGAACTCAAGCGCGATCAGATGATTCGTGACGATGACTTCCGTCGTGACCAAATGGCACAAGATGGACTACTAAAGAAATACGAACTTGAGTTAAAGTACAACACACAGATCAGTACTGCGGAGATTAAGGCTGCGCAAGACATGGATCGAGAAGTATTGCAGCAACAGGCAAATATCGTCAATCAGGCGATGCAACCTATGGCTGCGCCCATCAACCCTACAGGAATGGCGTAAATGAATGACGAAGAAATAGTTCGCAAAGGCTTGAAAGCCAAACAGTTCTTGGAGGATGAATCCTTCAACACTGCCATCAACAAGATGGAGGCAGATCAGGTCTGGGTTTTCAGGTCTACCAAGCCGGAGGAGTCAGCCAAACGTGAGATCGCTTGGTCTATGCTCAAGGCAATTGAGAATCTGAAAATAGAATTATCAAAAATGATGGACAACGCAAAGGTGGCACAACGTGCCATTGAGCGTGTCAGTAAGTAATTAGAAAGCAGCCATGTCAACAACACCAACCCCACAAGGAAGTGTCCCAGCAGGGCCAATGAGTATCACCGAAGCGGTGAATGCAATCTCTTCAATACTGCCCGAAGAGGGAGAACAGTCAATTGACGAGGCGCAAATAGAGGAGGATCAATCCGACTCTGCGGCGTTGGACGAAGAATTATCGGAGAGTGCAGACGCAGCCGATGACGAAACGAACGACGAACAGTCTGAAGAGAATGAGGAATCCGAGGAGGAAACCCAGCCACAGACCTTCACCGTCAAAGTTGACGGACAAGAAGTATCAGTGACGTTGGACGAACTTCAGAAGGGTTACTCACGAACACAGGACTACACACGGAAGACGCAGCAAATTGCCGAAGTGCGAAAGCAAGTCGAGCAAGAGGCTGAAGCAATCCGTGCCGAGCGTAGTCAGTACGCTCAGTTACTTGGAGCGTTGCAAGTTCAAGTTCAGCAAGCAGCCGAACCACAGATCGACTGGGACCGTCTCTACCAAGAGGACCCCATCGAATGGGTACGGCAGAAAGAGGTGATGCGTGAAAACCAAGAGAAGGCACGTGCTATTCAATCCGAACAGCAACGGCTCAATCAGATTTCACAGCAGGAGCAAGCACAGACGATGCATCAGTTTCTCGCTCACGAGCAGGAACAGTTGCTAAAGGCACTGCCTCAATGGAGCGATCCAGAGAAGGCAAAAGCCGAGAAGTCTATGCTTATCGAGTTTGGCCAAAAGGCTGGATTTGCACCTGATGAACTAAAGAACATATTTGACCACCGAGTCGTATCGGTATTGCGTAAAGCAGCCCTGTACGAGCAGATGATGTCCAAAAGGGGCAACATCAAACCGGTAGTCAACAACGGCCCTCGCCCTGCCAAGCCTGGTGCAGCAGGTCGCGTCTCACAGTCAACTGGGAATGCTCTCGCACAAAAGCGTCTTGCAAAAACCGGTCGCGTCCAAGACGCGGCTGCCGCAATTGAACTTCTACTGAAATGAGGCACTTAAATGGCTATTGTTGCTAACACCTTTACCACCTACTCTGCCAAGGGTATCCGTGAAGACCTTTCCAATGTAATTACAAACATCTCCCCTGAAGAGACACCTTATATGTCCAACATTGGACGTGAGAATGTTTCTAACAGCCTGTACGAATGGCAAACCGACGTACTCGCCGCTGCTGCTGCAAATGCACAGTTGGAGGGTGATGACGTTACCTCGTTTGACGCAGTGACTGCCACTGTCCGTCTGCAAAACTACGCTCAAATCTCTCGCAAGACAATCATCTTGTCCGCGACTGAAGAGACTGTAAATAAAGCAGGTCGTCGTTCAGAGTTGGCTTATCAAATCGCCAAGCGCGGTTCTGAGTTGAAGCGTGACCAAGAGTTCAGTTTTCTGAACGGTGCAGTTGCTGCCGCTGGTAGCACTACTGCCGCTCGTACTACTGCATCCTTGCAAGCGTTCCTGAAGACCAACGTCGATATGCAGACCAACGGTGCAAGCCCATCGTACACAACCCTGCCAAGCAGCGCACGTACAGACGGCAACGTCCGTACCTTCACTGAGACAATTTTGAAGAACGTCATCCAGCAAGTATGGACTTCTGGCGGCACTCCAAAAATCTTGATGGTTGGTCCCGTCAACAAGCAGCGCGTATCCGGTTTCTCCGGCATTGCATCTTCTCGTTTCAACATTGATGGCGGCGCACGTCCTGCCACCATCGTTGGCGCAGCAGACGTTTACGTCAGCGACTTCGGGAACGTGCAAGTGGTTCCCAACCGTTTCCAACGTGAGCGTGACGCTTTCGTGATCGATCCTGATTACGCAAAGATGACCGTCCTCCGTCCTTACCAACAAGTTGAGTTGGCTAAGACTGGTGACGCTGAGAAGCGTATGTTGATCGTTGAGTTTGGTCACAAAGTGTTGGCAGAAACTGCCCACGGCATTGCTGCTGACTTGACTACTTCTTAAAAGTAAAGGGAAAGGGCCAGGGAAACCTGGCTCTTTTTTACATGATTGAATCCAAAAATTTTGATCGCAATGATGCCTTGGGCATCAATCGCACATGGCACTACAACACGGAAACCGATGAGGCGACCATTGAAACCAAGCAGGACATCACTGCGATCATTGAAGAGAACAAGCAGGACTTCAACCTGCAAGAAAAGCACTCTAAGTATGGCGAGTGGAATAAGGTTGCGAGTATCCCTTTGAGTATCTACTTTGAACTTAAGGCGCAGGGTAAGTTGGACGACACAGCATTTATGAAACGCTGGTTAAACGACCCCGAAAACCGTTACTTTAGAACTCGCCCAGGACAGGTATGAATTACATTGCAGTCTGCACCCCAGCGCGTGACATGGTCCACGCAAACTACACCTATTGCATGGTCAACATGGTGGCCTATCACACGCTGAACACCACAGACGCAATTGCTCTGAAAATCATGCAGGGTACGTTGATTCAAAACCAACGAGCAGACCTTTGCCTTGACGCGATGCGCGAGAACTGCACCCACGTCCTGTTCGTTGACTCGGACATGACATTCCCGCAGGACATGATTGAGCGGCTGCTAAAGCACGACCTTGACATCGTGGCCACCAACTGCGCACGTCGCAGAATGCCTACAGGTCCAACGGCTCAGAAGTACGGCCCTGACGGAGAGCGCGAGTTGGTCTACACAATGCCCGAATCCACAGGCGTTGAGGAAGTTGGCAGCATCGGGATGGGCGTGATGCTTATCAAGCGCAACGTCTTTGAGGCGTTGACAGAGCCTTGGTTTGAGACTCCCTGGCGCACCGACAAACGTGGCTACATTGGTGAGGATATTTTCTTCTGCCGCAAGGCACAGGCCGCAGGGTTTAAGATATGGATTGACCACGACGTGTCCAAAGAAATTGGCCACATCGGGACGTTTGAATTCAAGCACGACCACACATGGGTCATGCGTGACCTTGAGGAAAAGGAAAAGGCTACCTAATGGCTCTAACGACATACACCGAACTCAAGGCATCAGTAGCGGACTGGCTCGTCCGTGCCGACCTTACGGCTGCTATCCCTGACTTCATCTCTCTGGCAGAGGCTCAGATTGAACGCAACCTGCGTACACGTCAGATGATTGTCCGTGCCGATGCGCTTATCAATACCGAGTACAGCGCAGTACCTGAAAACTTTTTGGAGACAAGGTCTTTCAAGTTAAACACGAACCCAGTCACTCCAATGCAATTCGAGACGATTGACTCATTGGATATATTGGCATCACGCACAAACGCAGCAGGCAAGCCGACCTATTTCAGCATTGTTGGGAATCAGATTCGCGTTGTCCCAGCCCCTGATACATCGTACACAGGCGAACTAACCTACTACGCAAAGTTGTATAAGTTATCAAGTTCTAATGAAACCAACTTTTTACTGACCTCATCCCCTGACATCTACCTATACGGTTCACTCCTACAGGCTGCGCCTTACCTACAGGACGATGCACGTATCTCTGTCTGGTCTGCGCTGTACCTTGCTGGAATAGAGCAACTGCAACTCGCAGATGATCGAAGCACAACATCGGGCGGTTCTCTGACTGCACGAGCAAGAACACTAGGATAAAAATGCTAATCACAACGACCAAAGGCGAAATAGATGACTCCCTACTTGAGAAAAAAGAGGGGATAATTGATACTGAGAACGAGACAACTCGGTGGGTCGAGTACTGGCAGAACAATGAACTTGTTCACCGTTCCGTTGATATGACTTTGAAACGCAACGTTGCAACACTAGCCGTTGCCCAAACTTTAGGATAATCATGGCAAATACTCAGGCAATGTGTACCTCGTTCAAGGGCGAATTGTTGGTCGGCCATCATAATTTTGGTACAGGTGTGACCCGTGGCTCTACTGCTGCTGACACGTTTAAAGCAGCTTTGTACTTGGCATCTGCCACAGTCAACGCGGCCACAACAGCCTACTCAGCCTCCAATGAGGTGTCAGGCACTGGCTACACGGCTGGCGGTGTTACTGTGACTTTTGGCACTGTGCCAAGCACAAGTGGAACTACAGCGTTTGTCACCCCAAGCGCAAGCATTACTTATTCTGCTGTGACTCTCTCCACAGCCTTTGACGCGGTATTGATCTACAACTCCACCCAGTCCAACAAGGCGGTGAGCGTTCATACCTTTGGTTCTCAGACAGTGACGGCTGGCACGTTCACTCTGACAATGCCCGTCAATGACGCAAGCACCGGCCTGATTCGGCTGGCTTAACGCGGGAGCAGCGGCATGGCTGCTTACGGCACAGGCTATTACGGTCTTGGCGCATATGGCATAGGCAATGTTGTCATCAGTGGCAACTCGTCTACTTCTGCCGTTGGCACACTGCTGACCGACAGATCAATCCAAGAGGACGGGACAATTGCCACAGGCAATGTAGGCACAGTCAGCCTGTCAGTATCCATTGCCATCACAGGCAATTCAGCCACAGGTTCTGTCCAATCCCTCTTTGTATCGCCAATCATTACAGGCAACAGCGCAACGGGTGCTGTCGGCACAATGCTTGCCGAGGTCATATCATTCCAGGCTATCACTGGAGTTGAGGGAACTGGCTCAGTTGGCTCTGCCACAAGTGTCGTTTCTATTGCGATAATTGGCGTACAAACTTCTTGCTTTGCAGGAACAATGGTTAGATTCGGGTGGGGCCAAATTTCTGATACGTCAGAGTCCTGGTCACCAATCTCTGATACGTCAGAGACATGGACTGTAGTTGCAGATAATTCAACAACGTGGCAAGAGGCCGCATAAGAGGTGAAAAATGGCTAAAACAGAATCATTAACGCAACAACGCTTAAAAGAAGTGTTGCGCTATGATTTTGAGACTGGCATTTTTACATGGGCAATTAACAGAACTAAAGCGGTAAAAGGAAGAATTGCTGGCGGAGAAGATGGGCATGGTTATTGGATCATTGGTATAGACGGAATTAGACATAGCGCACACAGACTTGTTTGGCTGTATGTTCATGGCTTTTATCCAAAAGAAATAGATCACCAAAACCATGTTCGCACTGACTATAGGCTTCTCAACCTTCGGGCGACCGACAGGTCTGGAAACGGTAAACACATTTCAAAACCAATTGACAACAAATCTGGTGTTATTGGTGTTTCATGGACTAAAAGATTAGGCAAGCGATATGACAAATGGGAAGTCAGGGCTTGCGGAAAATTTTTAGGATATTTTGATGACTTCTTTGAGGCTGTTTGCAAGCGCAAATCAGCAGAATTGCAATTAAACTTTCATCCTAATCACGGAATTTAACGGAGACTTACTATGGCAGATTCCACAACATCCAACCTATTACTTACCAAGCCCGAGGTTGGAGCCAGTACCGACACTTGGGGGACCAAGATCAATGCCGACCTAGATTTGGTTGATGCAAAGTTCACATCGAATTTACTAAGTGTCTCTGCGAATGGTGTGACAGGCTTCAAGAACCGCATCATCAACGGCGCAATGGTGATTGACCAGCGTAATGCGGGGGCTAGTGTTACTTTAACGGCGACTGGTTTTACTTATACGCTTGATCGCTGGAGTTTTTATACATCTGCATCATCTAAATTAACAACACAGCAAAATGCTGGCGCTGTTACGCCGCCGTCTGGGTTTAAAAACTATCTTGGGGCTACATCCTCATCAGCGTACAGCATAACCAGCACTGACCTTTTTATTATTCAACAGAACATTGAAGGATTTAACGTGGCTGATCTTGGGTGGGGAACCGCAGCCGCACAGACAATCACAATTTCGTTTTGGGTTCGTAGTTCTTTAACGGGGACGTTTGGTGGATCAATTAGAAACACAAATACAAGCCCTAATAGGGCTTACCCTTTCACGTTTACTATCAGTGCAGCAAACACATGGGAGCAAAAAACCATTACGGTTGCAGGCGATACATCAGGCACTTGGGGTTCTACAAACAGTGATGGTTTAATTTTGGCATTTGGTCTTGGTGTTGGTTCAACATACAGCGGAACTGCTGGTGCTTGGAATGGGACTACCAATATATTTGGAGCCACAGGCGCAACCAGCGTAGTAGGCACAAACGGAGCCCCCTTCTACATCACAGGCGTTCAACTGGAAAAAGGCAGCACAGCCACATCGTTTGA